GCGACGTACGAGCCGCCGTCGAACGATGGATGGCCCGCCAACCCGTTACCTTCGAATCCCTCATAAATGCCCAGAAAGCCAACGACGACGCACAACCACCGCCGGACAACCTCCATGTTCCCGACAACTCCCGTCCGGCTCCGGACGACGCACACGGCGAGGAGTGAGACATGCAGGAGATCGCCCGGACCGCCCAGGCCATCACCACCGGTGTGAACACCCTCGCCGAGGACATCGAGAACTGTGCGCGCTCCCTCGAGGAGTGCATGCACGACATGGGCACCGCATGGGACAACCTCGGCACCTCCATAGCACGAGTGGGGCGCATCTGGACACAGCCGTGACCGCTCCCGCCAGTCGGAGAACACCGACCAAGACCGTCACGGCGCCGCTCGACCCGCAGCTGTGCGGATCCATCTGCATCTCGCAACGGTGGAAGGAGAAGATCGGTCACCGCCGCTGCCTGGAACGTCACCGGATCTTCGGGCGCGAACAGTCGGCGCTCATCAAGTTCGCCCGTACGGTTCCGGGACTGAGTTGGAGACAGTACACCGGCACTTACTCCAGGGCCGTCGCAACGGCGAAAGCCGTTCCGACCGCGGTGGGTGTCGACGTCGAAGAAGTGCTGGACCGGGTATGACCACCACCATCAAACTCGACCGACCGCCGGCCGACCCGGACGAGCTCTGGCACGTCGTCAACGCCCTGTGGGGTGTCGCACTGCCCGACAGACGAGTGTGCGAGAACCACGTATCGCCGTTCGCGGCGTTCTCGGACGCCTACTTCGCGCACGACCCCAACTGGGCGCTGTGGTACGGCTCCCGGGGCACCGGCAAGAGCTACATGCTGGCGCTGTTGGCACTGACCAAAGCGGCGTTGCTCGACGTGGACGTCACTTTGCTCGGCGGGTCGATGGCCCAGTCGGTCAACGTCCGTGAGCACGTGGACCGTCTGCTGCGCTCGCCGAACGCGCCGCGCTACGCCTTGGCGAAGCCGCCCACGGCTACCGAGGTGAAGTTCGCCCACAACAACTGGATCCGCCCGATCCCGGCCTCGCAGACCACGGTGCGCGGACCTCACCCAGCGCTCGTCTGCCTGGACGAGATCGATGAGATGGAGCACTCGATCTACACCGCCGCGCAGGGCCAGGCGATGGAGCAGCGCAGCTCGCAGAACATGCGCGTACCGGAGATGACGGTCGCCTCGTCCACCTGGCAGAACCCCGAGGGGACCTTCACCAAGGTGTACCGCGAAGCGGAGTCCAAGAAGATGCCCGTGCACTCGTGGTGTTTCAAAGAAGTGCTGACCACGCCGGAGAACCCTCACGGCTGGATGTCTCCGGAGTTCATCGAGCGCAAGCGCCGCAGCGTGCCTGCCGAGATGTTCCGGGTCGAGTACGAGTTGGGTGAGCCGAGCGGCATGGCGCTGGCCTTCGACATGGCCAGTCTCCAGCGCGCTTTCACGAACACGGTCGCGCCGATCGACGTCAAGACCCGCGGCGAGGACGAGGAGTACACCTACGAGAACCCCGACCGCAGGGGAACGTATGCCGCCGGTGCCGACTGGGCGAAGGAGAAGGATTTCACGGTGTTCGTCGTGGTGCGCACCGACACCGATCCGTGGCGCACGGCGTATGTGCGCAAGTTCAACCGCAGGCCGTGGCCGTACATGATCGAGGCGTTCGAGAAGGTGGTGAAGTCCTATGAGGCGGTCAGCGCGCATGATGCGACTGGTCTGGGCAATGTTGTCCACGATCTGGTGGATTCGCGCACAACGAAGATCCTGATGGTCGGCAAGGACCGTACGAAGTTGCTGACGGACTACATCACCGCTGTGGAGCAGGGCCGTTACGCCTTGGCGCGCACCGGGCCGTTGTACGCCGCGCACCGCAGTGTGACCGTCGACGAGGTGTTCGGTTCGTCGAACTGGAAGTCGCACCTGGCCGACGAGGTGGCGGCCTGTGCGATCGCGCACCGGGCCGCGGTCAATATGGCTCCGCCGATCTCCGGCGACATCGTGACCCGCGGCAAGGGCGGGGTGAAGTGGATCGAGGAGCTCGACGGGGCCGGCGAGGCGCAGCGTAGTATGACGGTGCTGCAGGAGGTCGGGGTGGTGACCGTCCAGGAGGAGGTCAGCGATGTCGGTGTCTTCTGGCTGGACTGATCGTATCTGCAAGCATCCCGGCTGTGACCGGATGAAGACCGCGAAGGGCTACTGCGGCACCCACTACGAGCAGCTCCGTAAGCGCGGAACGACCACGGACATCATCACCCACGCCCAGGCCGGAGAACTGGGGTACGCAGCCAAGCTGAGGAGAGACGATGAGCGACACACCTGAACCCGGCAGTGACGACCGTGGCGGACATGGCCGACATGACCGAGGAAGAAGTGCTTGCCGAGTTCGAGTGGGACGAACAGGCTCCCACCCGCTTGCGGCTGTCCACCGCGAGCAGCGGGGAGTGGGTGCGCCTGGAAGGCGAGGAGCGCGCGAGTGTGGCAGAGGCGCTGCCCGTGTCAAACCGTTCGCGCACTGAAGGAGCCACGATGAGCGAGTTCAACCCCATGTCCCCCCACCCAGGGATTCTGACCTTCGACATTTTACGCAAGGAGGATGCATCAGGCACGTCTGGCACAGGGGTCGTGGCGATGGGGGTGCTGTTCCCGGACGGCACGGTCACCGTGCAGTGGCAGACGCACGTCCGCAGCGTGGTCGTCTACCAGTCGATGGCAGATGCTTTGTACATCCACGGGCACGGGGACAGCACAGGATTCCGGTTTCACCAGGCCCCCACCCGCCTGTACTTGTCCAGCGGGGAGTGGGTGGGCGTGAAATGAGCGACGAGTCTCTGTTCAGAGCCTGGTCCGATGAGAAGATGCGGGCCGTCCGTGCCGAACACGCCCACCACGACCTGGCGGAACGCATCAAAGCGGCTTTGAGGATGCTCACCGATTCCGGGGACGTCACACCGCAAGCCAAACGGATCATCACTCAGATTCTGGAGGAGCAGTAATGCTTACCGCCATCTGGAAGAAGCGTGCTCTCGCAGCAGAGGCGTAGGTGCGGGCAGTGCGGGATGAGTGCGAGCGCACCGATGTTCCCGTCGTTGCTGGGGACTGGATGGCTGGATACGCCGGCGCACGCAGAGAAATCCTCCGCATCCTGGACGTTGACATCCTCCCCACGGATAAATCCGGGGGATTCCTGACCTCGCGGTCGGGGTTCCTACTACACGTTGGAGAAGTCGCTCACGGAACTGCTCAACGCCTGCATCGAACATTCGGATGTGAAGGTGTGGGCGGGCCGATGAGCGACCTCACTGAATGTCAGGAGCAACTCAAGGCGGTGCGGGAACTGTGTACCGCCTTCGCAGAAAGCGGGTACAACCCTCCCCTGGTACTGATCAATGCCATCATCGGAGTGATCGACGGTTCTTGAGCCTGTTCGGACTCCTGCGCGCGAGGCTGTGGACTTTATGAAAGTTATGGGGATTTGTGAACGTGTATGAGCACGACAACGCCGACCGTGACTTCACCGGAAGCCCGGAGCAGGGATCCGTTGGTACGCTCACCACATGGCAACATTGGTCGAGCTCGCGAACACCTATCTGGGCGATGATGTGTCGAAGGGCTGGAAGAACACGGCTCTGCGCTCCCCGATCAGGCGCTTCGAGGGCGGGCTGTACCCCGGCGAGCAGAAGTTGAAGCATTTGACGGGCGTCGCCGTTGAATCCTCCCCACGGATAAATCCGGGGGGTTCCTAACTCAGCCAGCATCGGATGCGACCTCGAAAGGAGGCACCAAATGTCTTACAGCGTCAGCATCAGCAGGGAGGAAACCAGCCCTGGCGAGGACAACCCTCGCAGCGTTTCGGTCGCGGTCGCTGACCAGCCCGCAGGCGTAGCAGACGAACTCGCGCTCGGACAGTTCCAATCGCTGCTTGGCTCTCGCTCCACAATCGGCACATGTCATAGTCGTATAGGCGGGCGGCACCAACACCACCTTCCGACCCACCCGCTGGGCATAGTCGATAAGTTCACGCTTGGTTGCTCCGATGGCGGCGTCCTGGGCTTTGCGCGCCATCGTGGACTTGGTGAGGAACCTCGGTTTGAAGTCCTCCACAGCGATAGCGCCGTGGGCGCGACCATCGGCATCGACTGGGGCGTCGGCGTCGGGCAACGGCTCGTCGTCACAACGGACGACGAAACTGGCGTACCAGTGCCCGAGGGAGTCGCGGTAGACGCGGACACTGGTCGGGTCGGAAGGCAGTCCACGGGACCACACGACGGGGATGCTCAGTCCACCGTCTCGTCAAACAGATCAAAGGACGAACGTCGCGGCTGCTTCGCCAGGAGTTCCCCACGCTCAAGTCCAGGCTTCCCACGCTGTGGACTAACTCGTACTTCGTCGCAACAGTCGGCGGAGCGCCGCTGGAGGTGGTCAAGCAGTATGTGGAAAACCAACGCAACGTCTAGCACCCGTTTCCTCCCCACGGCTAAAGCCGGGGGCATCCACGGGGGGGGACCAGTGATCGACGACGTCGAGGGGTATGTGAGCGCGGTCGGGTTCGCCAAGGCGGCGAACCGTTCCGATCTTCATCACGGCGAGGTGTTCACCGCCGGTGGCAATGACTACCGTGTCGTGGACCGCACGTGGACCCCGAAGCAGCGCGCTGCACATGCGGTGTTCGCCGCATCGTCGGGCGGGACCGGAATGCCGAAGCAGTGGTGGCTCGGGGCCAAGCCTGTGCGGGCCTCCGGCGCGGCGCCGATGGGTTCTGGGCGCGGGTCGGTGCGTGGTGTGCGCAGCAACGACCCGAGGGCGCGCGAGGCGAAGCTGACCGTGCGCCGTACGTCGGCCGGTGAGCGCGAGGCGGAGCATGAGGCGAAGGCGATCGGCTGGACGACCACGGGCGCGGCCACCGGCGCCGCTGTCGGCCTGGCGGGCTCGCGCCTTGCCGGGGGCGCCAAGGGCGCACGTCTGCTGATCCCGGCGCTGGGGCTCACCGGCGGGGCGGTCGGCTACCGTTTGGGTCAGTCGAAGTACAACCGGCCCAGCACCCACACCATGGAGTACCGCCGCAGGGGAAGACGCGTTTACTGACGCCGCGCTAACCTAACGCCATGATTGAAGACCTCGTCTCCAAGGCCGGTGTCACCGATTTCGTACGTGGGGCCTCGGGAGGCGCCAGGCGTTTCAGAGTCGGTGGTTCCCCGACTCGTGGCGCGGCTGGGTCTGTCGGCGTCACGCCGCTGGTTCCTACTGCACCGTCCAGGGCGTCCGCCGCCGCCGGTTATGCCCGCCCGCCGGGGCGTGTGTCGCGGTTCCGTACCGGTGGTAGGCAGTTGGCGGGTGCGCCCGGGTCGGTCGGTATTGTGCGCCAGCCGAAGGGTGTGGCGACGGTCGGGGTCTACGCACCGGGGCAGAGGGAGGCCGCAGCCGATGCTTTCGCGGCTGCACACAAGCAGCGGCTCAAGGCCAAGCGCGCGCAGATGAACGCGGAGGCGGCGAAGAGGGCGCGTGAGACGGCTGACTTCCACGAGAATCTCGGCACGGCTGGGGCGCGGGGTGTGTTGGCGTCGAACAAGTCCGCGCGTTCGGCCGCCCGTCGGGAGCGGATGGCGCAGTTGAACCCTCGCACCCGTGCGGCGCAGCGCCGTGAGGCCAGCAACAAGGCCCAGGCTCGCAACGCGTGGAAGGAGGAGTCAGCCGCTCAGCGTTCCGCGAACGCCAACCTGGCCGCCCGGCGGGAGGCGGCTGCGGCGTCCAGGCGTTCGGCCGACGAGTTCCACGAGTCTTTGGGCGATGCCGGGGCCCGCTCGGCCATCGGGCGTAAGGCAGCGATCGGCGGTGGTCTGACTGCTGGTGGGCTGGGGGTCGGTGCTGCCGGTTACAACAGCGAGTTCCTCGCACGACACCGTGCGGCTGTTCACAGTGACCGTGATCGTTTCCAGAAGTCGGGTTTCGTCTCTGGCCTGCGCGCGGCCAAGGGGAAGTTGATGGCGACCAAGCCGGCGAAGAGCTTCCTGGGCACGAGGACCGGACAGGCTGCGCGTACTACGTATCAGGCTGGTCGTTCGGGGTTCCAGAACGCCCCGGCCGGGTTCGGGCAGCAGATGAAGGCGGGCGCCCGTAATGCGTGGGGCGCGTCCACCACCAATCAGAAGTACGTCGGGGCGGCTGTGACTGGCACGGGCCTGCTCGGCACCGGTTACGGCATGGGCACGATGCTCCACAAGGCCGACGACGAGAACACCCGCAGGGTCAAGACGGCGGTGGGCGGTGTCGGCCTCGCTGCAGGTGGCGCGTCGGCGGTGCGCGGTGTCAAGGAGTTGAAGACGGTCCCACGCAAGATGGTCGGCTCCCGGATCGCCTCCGAGCACGCGGCGGCTACCAGGGTGGTGCGCGACTCGACCCGCAGGCACCGCTTCCTCACCCGGCGGGCGTTGAAGCGCGGCGGTTTGAAGCTGACGCAGATATCCCAGGACATGGGTCGTGATGCGTTGAGGAGCGGACGCAAGGGTGCGTTTGCGACTCTCGGCGGCGCGGCTGTGGCCTACGGCGGGACGAAGATGGTCCTGGATGCGAACCGGAAGAAGAAGGAAGAGCTGAGGGCGCTGGCCAGGGACAAGTTCAAGCGCTGAGCGACACCTGCAGCTTGTGCCGGTTGGCCGGTGTTATCCCGGCGTAGATGCCCCATCGGTGCGGCAGGCCTGTGCGTTCGTTGTCCAGGCAGTAGATCAGGCAGTCGTCGCGTACCGGGCACGTCCGGCATATCTCCACCGCCACCTCGTTCTCGGTGGTCTTCCACATGTACGAGGGGTTGGACATGTCGGTCTCGGTCCACCACGCGCTCGGCAGGTTGTTGCAGTCAGCCCGTGACATCCACTCGTGTGTCACAGTGATGATCTCCACATGGCGATCACTGTGACATACATGTCTTTGAACGAGGAACATATTGTGTCGCCTATGTTTTATCTGGCATCAATGACTAACATTGATTCGTAACTGTTGTTGTCTAACGCTTGTGAGGAGCGTATATGTCCCGTTCGAGTGTGTTCCGGAAGATCAAGGGGGAGCCACCGGCCGCCAAACGCCGTGGCGAGCACTGGTACAACCTGGCGGCGGCCGCCAAGAGCAGCCCCGGTGAGTGGTTCAAGATGCCCGACGTGGCCCAGGGGGTGTCGCACGCGATCCGCACCGGCCGGTACGCCGCGTTCCGCGACGGCGGCTGGGAGGTCCGCGACCAGGTGCGCACGTCCGGCGACGACTCCCGCAAGCGCGTTGACCTCTACGTGCGCTACCTGGGTGAGTGAACGATGGCCAGGGGAAAGTACGCGAAGAAGGCAGCCATCAGTGACGTCGTTCCCCGGTGGCGGCATCTACCACTGCGGCACCGGCAATCCCAAGCCGCACTCCCAGGGGCACGCGCTGTGAGTGATGCGTCGCGCGTTCGGCGCTAGTCTGTCACCATGCCGAACACACCCAGGTCCGGATTCCAGGACATGCCTTCGACGGTGGTGTCCGGCTCGGTCGACGACCAGGAGGGCGAGGTCAGACAGGCGGCCGAGATCTCCGATCTGCTGCCGCCGTTCCTTGAGGTCGGCGCAACCGGTCTGAAACGCTCGGCCGGCTTCCTCGACGAGGAGTTCCTGCCGCAGCTGAAGGGCCGCAAGGCCGTGCAGGTGTTCAAGGAGATGAGCGAGAACGACCCGCTGGTCGGCTCGTTGCTGTTCACGATCCGGATGCTGCTGCGCAATGTGAAGTGGACGGTCGAGCCGAACGGCAAGTCCAGGGCGCACAAGCAGTTGGCCGAGCTGCTCGAGACGTCGATGGACGACATGGAGCACACCTGGGACGAGTTCATCACCGAGGTCCTGACGATGTTGACGTTCGGCTGGTCGTGGCACGAGATCGTGTACAAGCGGCGCAACGGGCCGTGGACCGACGACCCGCGCCAGCGCAGCCAGCACAACGACGGCCTGATCAGTTGGCGCAAGATGCCGATCCGCGCGCAGGAGACGTTGTTCAAGTGGGTGTTCGACGACTCCGGCGACTTGAAGGCGCTGGTGCAGATGCCGCCGCCGAGCTACAAGCAGGTGATGATCCCCCACGATCGGAGTCTGCTGTTCCGGTTCGTGCACTACAAGGGCAACCCGGAGGGCGTCTCGCTGCTGCGCAACGCCTACCGGCCCTGGTACATGAAGAAGCGCATTGAGGAGTTCGAGGCGGTCGGCGTGGAGCGCGACTTAGCCGGTCTGCCGATGGTGAAGGTGCCTGCGGAGTGGCTGAAGGCCCCTGCCGGTTCGCAGCAGCGCAAGGCGGTGGACGGGTTCAAGAAGATGGTCCGGTCGATCCGCCGCGACGAGCAGGAGGGCCTGGTGTTCCCGGTGCAGTACGACCAGGACACCAAGCAGCCGTTGTTCGACTTCCAGTTGTTGGGTTCCGGCGGTGGCCGGCAGTTCCAGACCGACCAGATCATCCAGCGCTACGAGCAGCGGATTCTGATGAGTGTGCTGGCCGACTTCATCATGGTCGGCCACCAGTCCACCGGCTCGTACTCGATGCACGTGGACAAGACGGGCATCTTCCGCACGGCGTTGAACTCGATCAACGATTCGATCGCGCAGGTGCTGAACCGGTATGCGGTGCCGCGCTTGGCCCGACTGAACGGGTTCAAGGTCGACGACCTGCCGAAGTTCGTCCCGATGGATGTGGACGCGCCTGATCTGCAGCAGCTCGCCGGGTTCATGCAGTCGATGCAGCAGATGGGCTTGAAGTGGTTCCCCGATCCGGACATGGAGAAGTTCGTGCGCGCGGTGGCCCGCCTGCCGGAGATGGACGATCAGGAGGAGCAGATCGAGGCGCAGCGCTCCGAGCGCTCCCAGGCCGCGGAGTTCCTCGCGACCCAGGCCGAGCTGGCCACCGCGCAGCAGCGGCTCGCAGCGGCACAGGCCCCGCCCGTGCAGCAACCAGGACAGCCAGGACAACCGGGTGCGGTGGGGACTGCCCAGCCACCGGATCAACCGCCGACAGGAGGTGCGTGATGCCCTCGCGCGCGTACATCAATGAGCAGGTCCAGAATCTTGACCGCGAGAAAGCCCAGCACAGGCTGACCCAGACGTCCGCGGCGACCGCCCTGGCCGCCGGTGGCATGCGGTTAGCCCCATGGGCGGCGCGGCGTTCGGCGCGCGGTCTGGCGCATTGGAAGCCGCGCACGAACTTCGAACACAAGATGAAGCGGCGCATCCAGTGGGCGGGCACCGGCTCGGGCCAGCAGCGCATGGAGCGCGCCGCGATGACGTCCGCGGTGACCGCCGGTCTGGTCGGCGGCGTCTCCACGCTGGGGTTCGCCAGGCAGCAGAAGCGCAACATCGAGGAGAAGGAGAAGGCGCTGAACCTGGTCAAGGCGGCCTCGTCGGCGGGGTCGCTGGAGCGCGACTACGTGTCCAAGGGCGACCAGGAGTGGCGCGA